TACGGCGAAGGCTACATCCGAATCCTGACGGAATACTGCGACGACGACACGTTCGATCAGGACATCAAGATCGCACGCATCCGCAACTCGTTCTCCGTCTACATGGATCCGACGATCCAAGACCCATGCGGGGCGGATGCCAAATGGTGCTTTGTCACCGAAGACCTGCAGCGTGCGGACTACGAGCGCATGTTTCCTGATGCCAGCCCTATCTCGACCTTGCAAGCGCAAGGTGTGGGCGACCAGTCGATCTCGGTGTGGATCAACCAGGACACCGTGAGGATTGCTGAGTATTACTACGTCGAGTACGACAAGGCTACGCTGCACCTGTACCCCGGCAACGTGACGGCTTTCGAGGGTTCGCCCGAGGCCAAGCAGATGAAGCAGATGGGCATCAAGCCGATCCGCACCCGTGAAGTCAACGCCAAGCGGGTTAAGTGGTGCAAGACCAACGGCTACGAGATGCTGGAAGAGCAGGAGTGGGCTGGCCGGTTTATCCCCATCATCCGCGTTATCGGTAACGAGTTTGAGGTCGACGGTAAGTTGTATGTGTCGGGTCTGGTGCGTAACGCCAAGGACGCCCAGCGCATGTACAACTACTGGACGAGCCAAGAAGCCGAGATGCTGGCTTTGGCGCCCAAAGCGCCGTTTATTGGTTACGGTGGCCAGTTTGAAGGCTACGAAATGCAGTGGAAGACGGCCAACACGCAGAACTGGCCGTACTTGGAGGTCAACCCCGACGTGACTGACGGCTCGGGTGCGGTATTGCCGTTGCCCCAGAGGGCAGCACCGCCGCTACCGCAGACCGGTCTGATTCAGGCCAAGATGGGTGCGTCGGACGACATCAAGTCCACCACCGGTCAATACGACACCAGTCTGGGAGCGACATCCAATGAGCGTTCGGGCAAGGCGATTATGGCGCGCGAGCGTCAGTCTGACACTGGCACTTATCATTACGTGGACAATCTGGCACGCGCTGTTAGGCACGTAACGCGCCAGCTGGTTGACTTGATTCCTAAGATTTACGACACCCAGCGCGTGGCTCGCATTATCGGTGTGGACGGCGAGACCGACATGGTCAAACTAAACCCCATGCAGCCAGAACCTGTGCGTGAGATTCGGGATGCAAACAACCCCGACATCGTCATCGACAAGATTTACAACCCTAACGTCGGTAAGTACGACGTCGTGGTCACCACCGGCCCATCTTACCTGACCAAGCGTCAGGAAGCACTGGATGCGATGGGCATGATCCTGCAATCCAACCCGCAGCTCTGGCAAGTCGCTGGCGACCTGTTCATCAAAAACATGGATTGGCCTGGCGCTCAAGAGATGGCAAAACGGTTCGAGAAGATTATCGACCCAAAAATCATGCAAGACAGCGACGACTCGCCCGAGATGCAGCAGGCCAAGCAGCAAATGGAAGCGATGGCGCAGGAGCTGGATCAGCTGCACCAGATGCTGCAAAACGTGGACAAGTCAATCGAAGTGCAGGATTTGGAGCGCAAGAACTTCGAGGCCGAGATCAAGGCGTACCAAGCCGAGACGCAGCGCCTCTCAGCTGTCTCTGGCGCTATGAACCCCGAGCAGGTGCAAGAGGTCGTCATGCAAACCTTGCGCGACGTCATGACGGCAGGCGACTTGGTCATGGAAGGTGGCGGATTGAATTTGCCAGGCGAGATGCCAATGGGTGGCCAGCCACCAATGGGTCAAGAAATGCAGCAAATGCCGCCAGAAATGGGTATGATGCCGCCAAGTGGGGCTGAAATGCCGCCTGAAATGCTCAACATGCCGCCGGAAGGAATGGGTCAATGAAAGCCGCAGATTTTGTAGGAATGCTGTTTTTGGCGCGAGATGTCACGCATTCGGTGCATCTGAACACCCGCAGCTATGCAAAACACAAGGCGCTTCAAAAGTTCTATGACAACGTCATTGATCTGGCCGACAAGTTTGCTGAAGCCTATCAGGGTAAATACGGTCTGATTGGCCCAATCTCGCTGCACTCAGCCAAAAAGACCACCAACGTGGTGGAGTTTTTGGAAGACCAGCTCGAAGAAATACACTCCGTGCGCTACAAGGTTGTCGATAAGGATTGCACCGCAATCCACAACATCATCGACGAAATTGAAGCGCTGTATATGTCAACGCTGTACAAACTTAAATACTTGGCATGACGATACCTGTCTCACAAACTAAGTTTGGTAAGAACGAGCCGTTTGAGCTACAAGTCTCACGCAGCGAGATTGCCAACCATCGTAATGTCACCGTGTTTGGTTATAACGCGGATGTTGACACAACCGAAGTAACCGTATGGCCGCTGCCGTCCATCATTGCGCATCCAGCAGCCGCGCTGCAGATGAAGGTAAGCTCGACCAACGCCAACGATACCTCGGCAGGCACTGGAGCCAGAACGATCGTCATTCAAGGGCTTGACGCCAACTACGCCGAGATAACGGACACGGTTACGCTAAATGGCCAAACCGAAGTATTGACGTCAAAATCGTTTTTGCGAGTCAATTACGCTTATGTCGCCACAGCAGGCAGCACAAAGTCAGCCGCAGGTGACATCTATATCGGCACTGGCACGGTAACTTCCGGTGTACCGGCAACCGCCTACAACATTATCAAGTACGACTTTAATAACACCGTTACCGGCCACTACACGATTCCGGCAGGCTACACCGGCTATCTGTCGCAAGGGCTATTTTCTGCGGGTCAAGCTTCGGGGTCAACCCAAGTTCGCGGGCGGCTGTTAACTGCGGGCACCGACGGTATCCGCCGCACCGCAGCGGTCACCACAGTCAACAATGGTGTAGCAGACTATGTGTTTGAGTATCCGTTGCGAATAGAGGAAAAAACAGATATTGAAGCTACCGGCGTAGGCAGCGCGGCTAACAACGGCGTTTCTTGCATGTTCATTATTCTTTTGGTTAAAAACACCACAAACTAATCATGGCAAATTACACCTACATCACGGCTTCGGCCAACATTAAACCAATGGCTGGCAAGCTCAAGGGTATCTTTGTCAGTTCGGCCTCTAGCACGCCGACCATCACGGTTTACGATTCGCCTGCAGCAACCACAACCACTACTATCTTGGGCACGTTTACGCCAGTTGGCGCAACGTCGTACCTGCTGCCGCTTGATGGCGCGTACGCCAAGAACGGCATTTATGTGGCAATTAGCGGAACAGTTGCTGCAACAGTAATTTACGAGTAATCTTGCTGTAAACCGAACTGACGCGGTACGTCAGGGATTCATTAGGAATCGACAATGTCTGAAGAAACAAGCAATCAGTTAGCGGATTCACCCGCGCCAGAACAGGCACCGACGGCAGAGCCTGTAGCTGTAGAAGCAAACGCGCCGGAGAATGAACAGCCAAACGAACAGCAGACCAAGACCTTCACACAAGAAGAGCTGGATGCAATCGTAGGCAAAAGGCTTGCAAGAGAGCAACGTAAGTGGGAACGCGAGCAGACTCGTAGGGCACAACCCGCACCTACAGCTGCAGAGTTACCGCCGGTCGAAAATTTTGATTCCGTTGATGCGTATGCTGATGCACTAGCTACGCGCAAGGCTGAAGAATTGTTGATACAGCGGGAAGTCGAACGGCAGAAAATGGATCTGCTTGATGCGTATCACGATAGGGAAGAAGAAGCGCGGACTAAGTATGACGACTTTGAACAAGTTGCTTATAACCCCAAGCTGCCAATCTCTAACGCGATGGCTGAGACGATTCAAGCGTCGGATATTGGCCCTGATATTGCGTATTATCTTGGCTCAAACCCGAAAGAAGCTGCGCGCATAGCCTCACTGAATTCGCCCATATTACAAGCCAAAGAGATTGGCAAAATTGAAGCTAAGATGGCTTCTGAGCCGGTTTTGAGAAAAACGACAAGCGCACCACCACCCATCGCGCCCATATCGGGTAGAGGCTCTGGAGCGCCGTCTTATGACACGACTGACCCACGTTCTATCAAGAACATGACTACGTCAGAGTGGATTGAGGCGGATCGCCAGCGTCAGATGAAGAAGTGGGAAGCCCAACGTAACCGCTAACTTTTTAGGAACTAAATATCATGGCAAACTCGATTCTTACCATCGACATGATCACACGCAAAGCGCTCGAAATCCTCGAGAACAACCTAGTGATCACTCGTAACGTTAACCGTCAGTACGACGACTCTTTCGCCGTTGAAGGCGCAAAAATTGGCTCGACTCTGCGTATTCGTTTACCAGACCGCGCTCTGGTGACCGACGGCGCCGCCCTGCAAGTTCAGGACGACAACGAACAGTTCACCACCCTGACCGTGGCTTCGCAGAAGCACATCGGTGTGAACTTCACCTCCGCCGAACTCACCATGCAGTTGGATGACTTCGCAGAGCGTGTTCTGAAGCCTCGTATTTCGCAGCTGGCTTCCAGCATCGATGCTGACGTTGCTAACGCATACAAATACGTTGGTAACTCGGTCGGCACGCCTGGCACCGTACCTTCGACTTCGCTCGTTCTGCTGCAAGCTCAGCAGAAGCTGAACGAAAACGCTGCTGTGATGTCGCCACGCTACGCAACGGTTAACCCAGCTGCTAACGCTGGTCTGGTTGAAGGCATGAAAGGTCTGTTCAACCCAACCGACACTATCAGCCGTCAGTTCAAGAACGGCATGATGGGCACCGGCGTTCTGGGCTTCGACGAAGTCAACATGTCTCAGTCGATCAAGCAGCACACCAACGGCGATTGGGGCACCACCATCACTGTGACTTCGACTGTCACAACTGAAGGTCAGTCCACCCTGCCAATCAGCTTTACTGGCTCGTCTAAGACATGGAATGTCGGCGACGTGTTCACTATCGCTAACGTGTTTGCTGTCAACCCACAGACCCGTGAATCGACTGGTTCGCTGCAGCAGTTCGTTGTGACTGCCGCTGCTACTGGCTCTTCGACTGCAACTCTGTCGATCTACCCAGCGCTGTATTCGGCTTCGCAAGCTCTGGCCACCGTGTCCGCACTGCCTGCTTCGGGCGCTGCTGTGACTATGCTGGGTAACGCTACTGGCCAGTACGCACAGAACCTCGTCTACCACAAAGATGCGATCACATTCGCGACCGCTGACTTGCTGATGCCACAAGGCGTTGACATGGCTTCCCGCCAAGTCCACAACGGCATTTCGATGCGTATTGTTCGTCAATACGACATCAACAATGACCGTCTGCCTTGCCGTATCGACGTTCTGTACGGCTACAGCACAATCCGTCCGCAAATGGCTTGCCGCGTCTGGGGCTAAGCACTGGTGGGGGCTTCGGCTCCCATTAACGACTCTTTTTAAAGGAAAATTATCATGGCACTTCCTAACGGCGCAGGCGGCTATCAGATTGGTGATGGCAACCTTAATGAAACCAATTTTCAAGTTATCCCAGTACCGGCAACGGCTACTGCAACCGCAACGCTAACCGCAGCTCAAGTGCTTAACGGCATTCTGTTGGGCAGCCCAGGCGCATCGGCTGCCAGCTACACGCTGCCAACCGTAGCTGATCTAGAAGCTGCACTGCCTAACTCCGACAAGCCAGGCGTTTCGTTTGACTTTTCGGTAGTTAACGTCGACGGCTCCAGCTCAGGCGTGATCACACTGGTAACCAACACTGGTTGGACACTGGTTGGTCTGATGACCGTTGTTGCGACTGCTGGCACGGCGCAAATCTTCCGTGCTCGCAAGAGCGGCGTTGGCACTTGGACTCTGTATCGCGTTGGCTAAAAACCTCGGGGGCTTCGGCCCCCGCTTTTTAAGGATATATCATGGCTAATACCAAAGCCGTCGGCGTCGCGTATTCAGACCCTGAGTTTGAAAGCGTGTCCGTCACGGGTGCAATTACCGCCCCTACCATTACATCAACAGCAACTACCGGTGCTGTTGTTGCGAATGCGACTGCGGGCTTGTATTTTCTGACTACCGCAATTACCGCTAACTCCACAACCACTTCCGCTCCTAAAGGCTCAATTGGCACTACCAGCAACGCTACTGGCGCTGGCAAACTGTTTGTGTCTGATGGCACGAAGTGGCAATTTGCTGTTGTTGCTTAAAAAATAGGGGCTTCGGCCCCTATCTAAACTATGACAATTTACCTACGACATGCTGTTCACGGCACCAAAATCGCCAATATGGATTTGGAAGCTGAATTTGATGAACAAAACGGTTGGGAGCGGTATAATCCCGACACGCCTTCGGCTCCCGAAGCAGCGGCGCCAGTCAACGAACTGGAACCCAAACGTCGTCGTAGCCGCCCGCCTGCAGAGGTTGTGGCAGTAGAATAAGGAGCCTGCATGGCAACCGCTTTCGACCAGATCAAGGCAGCACTCCGGCTGATTGGCCAGCTGGCCGAAGGTGAGGAACCTTCTCCGCAGGCTGCTCAAGATGCCTTGAACGCCATGAATCAGATGATTGATTCGTGGAATACTGAGCGTCTGGCCGTCTTCTGTACGGAAGACCAGATTTTTAATTGGCCTGTTGGCGAGATCACCCGCACGCTTGGCCCCACCGGCGACTTTGTCGGCAATCGTCCTATTCTGATTGACGACTCAACGTACTTCCGCGATCCGCAGACCAATGTGTCTTACGGCATCAAGCTGATTAACCAGCAGCAGTACAACGGCATTGCAGTCAAGACCGTGACCAGCACTTACCCGCAGGTCATGTTCGTCAACAATACGTTCCCCGACATCACGATGACCATCTATCCGAAGCCTACAAGGCTGTTGGAGTGGCATTTTGTGTCGGTGCAAGAGCTGACTAAGCCGGCGACCTTAAACACCGTTTTGTCCTTTCCACCAGGCTATCTGCGGGCGTTCAAGTACAACTTGGCGATGGAAATCGCCAACGAGTTTGGTGTTGAGCCTATGCCGCAAGTCACTCGAATTGCCATGACGTCCAAACGCAATCTCAAGCGCATCAACAACCCAGACGACGTGATGTCGATGCCTTACGCGATCGTGGCCAGCAGACAGCGGTATAACATTTTTGCAGGCAACTACTAAGTATGTTTAATTAACTGTTAAATGGTGCAAGTATGGTGATGCAATCGTTTCAGCTCCAAGTATCTTTGATGCGCCTGTTCGGGCGTATCAAAGCCACTTTCGCGGATGCGTTTGCCGTTTGCCATAATTTGCACACGCCATTTTCCTTGATGCGCGGAAACACCCAAGAAACCAGATTTATTAGCTTTTGTTGGTTTTCGGATATTCTGCAAATTGCCAAAACGAGATACTTCTCGAAGATTACTAAACTTATTGTTTTGTTTGTTTCCGTCTTTATGGTCTACGTGAAACAACGGCCACTTGCCTGTCATGTACACCCACGCAAGCCGATGAGCCAATTTTTTTTCGTTGTTAATCGCAATAGCCCAATAACCCGCGTTAGTTGGGCTGCCCGCACGTTTACCGACAAGATCAGGGCGGCGGCTATGCGCTTTCCAAACAAATTCGCCGGTTTCTGGGTCATAGTCAAGAATAGATCGGATATGGTCAGCGGTAATCATGAATTTGAGTTTACCATAAAGGGTGTTAAATGAAAACGCCTATATTGGGTCAGTCGTACGTTGCTCGGTCAGTAAACGCCGCCGACAGCAGGTGCGTAAACTTGTACCCCGAAGCCACACCGGCGCCAGAGGGTAACGAGCCTGCGTACCTGAACCGGGCGCCAGGCTTGCGCAGGCTGGCAACTGTGGGTACCGGCCCCATTCGTGGGCTGTGGGCTTACGGTGACTACGCCTACGCCGTGTCAGGCGCGCGACTGTATCGGATAGATACTAACTGGACGGTCACTCCGATCGGTGGTGTGTCGGGCACTGGCCCCGTGTCGATGGTCGATAACGGCACGCAGCTCTTCATTGCGGCCAACCCTGACGGGTACATCTACGATGCAGCGACTGAAGCGTACGCTGAGATTACCGACGTCGACTTCCCAGGCGCGGTGACTGTCGGCTATCTGGACGGCTACTTCATCTTTCAGGAACCTAATTCAGACCGCTTCTGGACGTCTGAGCTGCTTGATGGCACTCAGATTGACCCTTTGAGCTTTGCAAGCGCTGAAGGCATGCCAGACAGGCTAATATCGCTTTTTGTTGACCACCGCGAGGTGTGGCTGTTCGGCACCCAGTCCGTTGAGGTCTGGTACGACGCGGCTACTACGCCTTTCCCGCTGGCTCGCATCCAAGGTGCCGTCAACGAGATCGGCTGCGCTGCGACCTTCTCGGTGGCCAAGATGGACAACTCGTTGTTCTGGTTGGGGTCAGATGCCCGTGGCCAAGGCGTGGTGTTCCGTGCCCAAGGCTACACTGGCCAGCGCATCTCAACCCACGCGGTCGAGTACGCTATCCAGAGCTACGGCACCATCTCAGACGCGATTGCGTTCACCTACCAGCAAGACGGCCATGCCTTCTATGTGTTGACCTTCCCGACCGCCCAAAAGACTTGGGTGTTCGATGTGGCGACCCAAGCCTGGCATGAGCGCGCTGGGTTTGCCAACGGCCAGTTTATCCGTCACCGCGCCAACTGCCAGATGTTCTTCAACAACGAAGTGGTGGTGGGTGACTTCCAGAACGGCAAGATTTACGCGTATGACTTGGACGTGTTTGCTGACGACAACCTGCCACAGAAGTGGTTGCGGTCATGGCGGGCGCTACCTACCGGCCAGAACAACTTAAAGCGTACTGCCCAGCATGCCTTGCAGCTTGAATGCGAGACAGGTGTTGGATTGGTGATCGGCCAAGGCAACGACCCGCAGGTTATGCTGCGCTTCTCAGACGACGGCGGTCACACATGGTCGAACGAGAAGTGGGCGGGCATGGGCAAGATGGGCAATTACGGCTTCAGAGCTTTCTGGCGCCGTCTGGGCATGACCAACAAGCTGCGTGACCGCGTGTACGAGGTGTCGGGCACTGACCCCGTCAAGATCGCCATCATGGGTGCCGAACTTGCATTGACCGGCACCAATGCCTAATCCAGATAACGAACCGCAGATACCCAAGAACCAGTCGCCGATTACCGACGACCGGACGGGCATGGTGTCGCGGGATTGGTATCGGTTCTTCCTAAACCTGTTGAACAAAGCCAATCAAGGCGGTGGCGGCGGGTCAGGTACGGTCACCTCAGTCAATGTCTCCGGCGGCACCACGGGTCTGACAACCTCGGGCGGGCCCGTCACGACGTCAGGCACCATCACACTAGCAGGCACGCTCAATGTCGCTAACGGCGGCACAGGTGCTACCACTGCGGCAGGGGCTCGCACGAACCTGAGTGTGCCCAGCACAACGGGATCTGGCGCATCAGGCACTTGGGGTATCGACATCACCGGCAACGCTGCCACGGTCACCAACGGCGTCTATACGACAGGCTCATACGCTGACCCTACGTGGATCACGTCGATCGCCGGCAGCAAGGTTACCGGCAACATCAGCGGCCAAGCCGGCAGCGTGGCTAACGCGCTGACTGCAGGCACGGGTATCTCGTACAGTGTTGGCACGACTTACGACGGCTCGGTGGCGGTCACCATCAACAACTCAGCGCCTGACCAGACGGTGTCGTTGACGGGTGGTACCGGCATCAGCACGTCGGGCACGTACCCCAGCTTTACGATCACCAACACCCTGCCTGACCAAGTAGTGTCACTGACGGGCGGCACGGGCATTAGCACGTCAGGCACATACCCCAGCTTTACGGTGACCAATACGGCACCTGACCAAGTGGTGTCGCTGACGGGCGCAGGCACGACCAGCATCAGTGGTACGTACCCAAATTTTACGATTACATCCAACGACCAGTACGTAGGCACGGTCACCAGTGTGTCTGGCACCGGTACGGTCAACGGTATCAGCCTGTCCGGCACGGTCACCTCCAGCGGCAGCCTGACACTGGGTGGCACGCTAAGTGGTGTGGATTTGACCACGCAGGTGACAGGCACCCTGCCGATTGCCAACGGCGGTACTGGCCAGACGACTGCGAGCGCAGCATTTAACGCTTTGTCGCCAGTCACCAGCACGGGCGACCTGATCATTGGCAACGGCGCTAACAGCTCGACACGCCTGCCAATTGGGGCGAATACGTATGTCCTGACATCGAATGGCACGACAGCCACTTGGGCACTGCCGACCGGCTCGGGCGCAACC